CAGGCCGCCGCCATCATCACCGCCACCAGGAGGTGTCGAGCCGTCGCCACCATCACCACCATCGCCGGGAGGTGTCGAGCCGTCGCCGCCGTCTCCGCCGCCGACCGGAGGTGTTGAGCCGTCGCCACCATCACCGCCGCCAACGGGAGGCGTCGAACCATCGCCACCATCACCGCCGCCAACGGGAGGCGTCGAGCCATCGCCGCCGTCACCACCGCCGACCGGAGGCGTCGAGCCATCGCCGCCGTCACCACCGCCGACCGGAGGCGTCGAACCATCGCCACCATCACCGCCACTGCCGGGAGGTGTGGTCCCACCGGGGATTTCGACATATTTGGTGTCGCCAGATGATGGGTAATACTCAACCTGTTGTGAAACCGACATTCTGCATCTCCTCGCGCTCATTGAGTAGTGCAGTGGCAATCTCGAGTGACTGGCAACGTTTCCGACTTCCATGCATGCCGAGACGCGCAAGGACAATTCCGGCCTAACGCTTTTGCTTCAGTAAGCCTCAAAATCTGATCGAAGGCGAAGCGTCCGGAACATCGCGGACACTCTTACCGATGCGAAGACAATGGCACCGTTGCTATCAAGACCGCGGGCAGAACTTGCGAGTATCGTGTCGGTTCCGGGAACAAGCGAGACACCAAGTCCGCCGGTCGTCCGACGCCTCCGTCCCAAGGCGGCGGGAATCGCGCGGTCATCGCAGCGCGATGTCGACGGCGAGCTTTGTCGGGATGGACATGCGGCGCACCGGATGCGGACGAGCAGCAGGCCGGTGACGTGAAGCCGACTAGGCGCCGATGCATGTGGAGAATCTATAAAAGCGCCCGCGCGGCTGAAACCCAGCTGACGTCAGATCGAAACGTCAATCCAGCGCAGGACCGCCTTGCGCGCCTTGGTCCATTCGAGTGCTGCGGCCGACATGGTCACTGCGGTCAGCCGATCGGCAAGCGCGTGGATGCACTCATAGGCATCTCGCTCTGCTGCCGCCATGGCTGGTGAGGCCCCTGAGGTTGGCAATTCGGTGGTCAATCCATCGATCAGCTGTCGCGCCTCAGGCTCCGGACTGTTCGATGCGGTGTTCATGATCGAACGGCAATAACGGGCTTTCAAATGACTGATGGCATTGCTCATGGCCCGCGCTAGCATGCCGTGACATCAGGCACCATCCGCTGGCCGACATTGGCGTGATGGATACTTCAACAAAAAGCCCGCCGATGAGGGCGGGCTTTCGGTTCATCACTTTTCCGGATGGCCCGAGCCGGGCGGCGTGGTCTTCGGCGCCTTGCCGTCCTCGACGCGGCCTTCATTGCGCAGGTCGCGACCTTCTTGTGCCTTCTTCTTGCTTTCAGGATCCTTGCCGTGCTCGTAAAGCTCTTCCTTCACGAAGCCGGCGCCTTCCTTCACCTTGCCTTCAACGCTCATCTTGTTCTCCTTCGTCATTTGGGACTGATGAACGCGGTCGATCGAGAAATGATCCACGGCGGCAATCCCGCATTCGTCGCTGCGCGGCGGCGGATGGTCGGCAGAAGATGGGGAACGACGGCCAGGATTCGCGCATCCCGTTTCAACTTCATCAACCATCGAAGATGGCTGTGTTCTGTTCACCCATTGAGTTAAGGAAAAGACCAGCCGGCCATGGCAAGTTCGGCCCATGATCGTACAAGAAGTGCGACGGGGACGCCTCAGATGGTCTTGTTACTCAATTACATCGAATTTCGGCTCCAGCTGTCGCCGGGGCTCTCTGACATGATTTTTGCGGCGGCCTGATCATGTTGCCTGACGGTCGATACTCCGCTTATTTTCAAGCCAATGATCAAGACGGTATGGGTGTGATCGAGCTGAACGCCGGTCGTCTCACCGGCGGCGACACGATCATCAGCTATTTTGGTAGTTACTCCCAAGACGGTGACCGGTTCACCGCATCAATCCGTACTGAGCGACATTCACCCGGACACGCGGCCCTGTTCGGGCATGACAATGTCGATATATCGGTGACCGGAACATCCAAGGACAGCACCGGCGCGGGGACGGGACACGTCAAGCAGCTGCCTGGAGCTGTCTTCCAGGTCGTCCTCGTTCGCATACCGGAATAGCCAAGCGTCAGCGTAACGGAAAATGCGAAGCTGGACATTGGGCTGCGCAAATTCTCTGAAATCATTGGTGGGCCCGGCAGGACTCGAACCTGCAACCAGACCGTTATGAGCGCCAGCAAGCCGTCCTTATCCGGTCCGCCTTCTCCATGTGTACCGCACTTCATCTCTGTTTGTTCTCGTAGGTCACCGCCGTTTCATTGGCGTATCGTTGGCGGCGGAAGTCCGACTTACCGTTTGAATAATTTGCGCACAGGGCGGATTTGCCTGGGTGTGTAGACCGTCCCTTCATCACCACCAATCCAAGGGTAAGTGCCAGGTGAGGCTGCATCAGCTGCTACGATTGCATCTTCAAGAGATTTGAAGGCCTGTCCGGTAGCGTAAGCCGCAGCGCTAGGCTCGGCATGGCTTTCGTCGAAGTCAGTAAAAATCAACCGCCATTCTTCGACCATTGTCATTTCATTTTTGCTCCTGTTTCAGATGCTGCTTTGGCCTGGCCGCGATTTTTTCGACCGCGTCAGACTGATGATCCGGATGATGGTGGCCGTAAGTCTTCATCAACGTTTCGAGCGACATTCCCAGAAAGCCGGCGGATTGCCAAGGGTCCGCGCCGGCCTGCATCAGCCAGGTCGCCGCGGTATGCCGGAGTGTATGCGGCGACACGCCGCCCCCAAGCTTGGCCAGCCCCACTGCTGTCTTGAAACTCGTCTTGACCGATTTCACGCCTTCGCCATTCCACTCGACGAAGTGGCGCGCGATGATGCCCTTGCGGTGCCAGCGGCGCATGTGTGCCAGCAGACGAGGGGGCAATCGCATCGGTGGCTGCCGTTTATTGGTCTGCTCCTTGCCCTGCGCCAGACGATAGAACACGCCTTGATCCAGATCGACGTATGATCGGCCGATCGCTGGAATTGGCGACGCCGACGCGATCGCACCAGCACGCGTCCCGCTGTATAGGCCGATCAGGATGAACCGCGCCAAGTGTCGCAATGGTCGCTTCTCGCTCGTCACCTCCCGGCCGGAATGCGTCTGGACTTCCCGGGCCCGCCAACATTTCCAGATCAACAGCGCGGCCTCCGAACGGGTCAACCAGCGATCTCGTGCTGGGCCTTTTTTTGGCAGCTTAACTTTGACAATGCCCCGGTGGAAGCCTTCGTCCGAATGGTGCGTGATCGCGGCGCGTAGATCCTCAAGGTCGCGCCGGGCTCCGCCTTTGTTGCCTCGATCCTTCGCATAATCGTTGCAGAGCTTTCGGTTGATAGCCGAAAGCATTTTTCCGCCAAAGAAGTCGGCCAGACGATCTATGCGAGCTACGTTTCGCTTCTTGTGGACGTGATCGACGAAGAGATCGGGACGATCTTCGACGTAGATCCTAAGGACGTCGGCGATGTCGATGTCCTTGATGTCTTGTTCTGACCGCGCCGGCTCGTGCTTTTTGGCGATATGGACGGAGAGGGCCCTTTCAGCTCCTGCAACATCGCCTTCAGCGCATTCCGTGGGGTGCTGTTTTCCCGCGTCGAGGATGAGCCAGGTTGCGGCGTGGGTGACGGCGCCGGCCTTATCTCGACGGGCAGGCCGGAGCCAGAGGCGGGCACCTTTGCTTTTACGCGGCATAGCTTTCGCATCTCCTCGATCGCCGCCAACGTGACGAAGTGCTTGTTGGCTACGAGCTCGGCGGTAAGTCGTTGGCGGGAAATCTCTCGGCGGAGGCCGGCGACCGTCATACCACCCATAGGGTAGGCAAGTTTGACAGCGTCGGCGAGCCGCAAGGGCGTGTGGGGATCGACGGTTGAGGCGCTATTACTGGCCATTCCTCACCTCCAGTGGCTTCCCCAGCGCCCAGGCCTCGAAATCCTGCTTTTCGTGCGGCACGTAGCGCCAGACAGTGGCGGACATGCCGGATTCGTTCTGGCCGCGCTCGGGCGTCTTCTCCAACTCGCCGTCACGGTGCAGCTCGGAGACACGCGGGCGAACGGTCAGCACGGATAAATGCAGATCCTTTGCCACTTCGTCTGCGGTGCGGCCTGCGGGATGCGCCGCCTCGAACACGGCCAGCACCTTGGCGCGGATGACGTTGGCGGTGCCGGCGATCTTGTCGGCGGCTTCCTGTGAGGGGCCATAGGCTTTGAAGCCGGGACTGTCGGGATATTCAGTCATCGCCCACCCCGTCACCAGCAAAGCGTTGGGTGCTTAGAAGCTGCAGCATCAGCGTCGCTCCGCTTTGGTCGTGTCGATCTTAAGGCTTTTCAGAACCGATCGCGCACGATCGGTGAGCTTGCTTTCATCGAAGAACGGGTAGCATTTTCGGCGTCGCGTATCCTCGATCGGCTTCCCATCCCTGAACGCGTTGCTGGTGCGCACGTGGACCGCGTCATCCATTGGGATGTGTCGGGTTGCATACTCGTCGTTTCCGTAGAACGCCCATCCCAAAGTGCGCAGCTCACCGATCAAAAATGCGTGGTAGCGAAGAAGTAAGCCGGCGCGCGTTAGCTTCTTGCCCTTCCTCAGGGCGCCAACCTTCTTTTGCTGCCGAGGAAACGCGGTGAGCCGGTCGAGCTCGGACGTGAGCCTGCGCAGCAAATCCCTATCGACGACAATGTCGTCATTCCCTGCGCCATTGTTGTCGTTGTGGCGGCTGATAAGCTCCAGCAGGACCGCTACATCTCTGCTGCTATAGAGCTTCGTGCTGCACGCAGCGTTGTAGATGTCCCAGGTAATCGAAAGGATGCCTTCAAATCTCTTTTCGTCTTCTTCCGAAAGATCGCCAGGTGCATAATAGGGCTCAAGAATTTTGGATGCCTTTTTATGCCAAGCATTCAGAGCCCAGATAGGCTGTGCCTCTAAGGTGCAGCCGTCCCTGCCGATCGGGGCGGTGCCGAAGACTGGATGAGGATCGGGTTTTGCCGGAACGACGACCGGTGCTGGGTTGTTTGCCGCTTGTGGGGCAGCAGAAGAGAAGGGCTTCGCGCTCTTTGGGACCGCGCGCGGAGCCCGCTTTGACGTCACTTTCTGCAACATAGTTTCAGCCTCCAGTTTGTCAGGCGCCGCAGAAGACTGCAGACCAGACGGCGATCATTCCGAGAAACAGGACCAGCGCCGCTGCTGCGGGTAGGTCGGTGAGGGCGGTGCGCAGGATCAGCATTAGTGCCCCTAAGCGGTGCGGAGAGACGAACTGGCCGCACGGATCTCGCGCGCCATCTCGGTTGCGATATCGCTGAAGGCGACGACGTCGCCGGCAGGAAAGACGGCATTGAGAGTGCGCAAAACTTCCCTCTCGTCGCCAAGGTCGCAGCCGGAGGCCGCGAGCAAGTTCGCCATCTGCTTTGATGTGTTAGCCATTGTTTGCTCTCCACCAGCGCCAGCACGGTTCTGGGTATGGGTCGGGGTAGGGCGGCGCCTTCTGGCCGTGCGATGCAAAGAATTGGATGAACGCTTCCCTGCCGTGCAGCCAGAACAGGCGCTGGGTTGCGATGCGGCGGCTCATGCCGTTGCTCCCGTGCGATGATGGGAGTTGAGTGCGGAGGCCGCTATAAGAGCGGCACGGGTCGATTTTGGTCGGCGCGCCTTGATCTTGGTCGGGTGGGCTTTCAGCACGAGCCCCCACGCAGCATCGACATGCTCGGCGCCCATACGCGCGAAATTGTTCTCGCGATCGTATTCAAGCTCCCACTCGATGTGATGAGGCTTTACCTGCTTGCGCAGCGGGGCCTGGCTAGCAATCCATCGGCGGCGGAAGGCGACGCGGGCCTCAAACAGGCGCATGAACTCCTGCCGCTCTTCGGTGGTGAACAGGATCATGACCAAAGCCCCTGTGAGACGTTGTCGCCGCGGGTGGATCGCGACCCGTCGAAAGCCGCAGCATCCAGCGAAACGAGGCTGGCTTTGCCAAACTTGGCGAACTTGGTCGGGAAAAGACGGCGTTGCTCGGTCAAAAAATCTCTGACGTACGCCGCGATGTTGCCGCGATCGACGCGGCCTTCAAGCAGGGCGAGGAAGATGTCCTGGACGATATCGTCGCAACCGTCGATATACGCCGGGATCAGCGACTTGATGCGCTGGTAGTCGCCTCCATCGCAGCGATCGAAATAGGTCGAATTGTCGAAGGTGTTGACGACGCCGATCGTGCGGTTGATGCGATACCGATTTCGATCGACGAACATTTCGTTTAGAGATGCGTCGAGCTTGCGGGCCTTCTTGAATGCCGGGTAATGCGTGACATACCGAGGCGAACTTGCATCTCTCGTCATATCTTCGAGATGCAGCCCTGCCTCTAAGCCCGCCTTGAACCGTGCGATGTGATCCTCGGTGACAACGCCGCCGTACAGGCTCTTCCGGCGGTTGCATTCTCGGCAACGGACTGCGCGCCAACCCTGAGGACGGATGGTGAGCCGGCCATGCATTCGAAGATCATGACCGTTGGCGCAATGGGTCTGGCTCTCCGAACGCCTAAGCGAGACATCAGCGTTTTTGCGAAACCCATTGACCTTCGACATGGCCTTGACGTTCGCGGCCCAGTCCGGGTTATCGCGGGCATATCGATAGAATGCGTCACGACCGCAAACCGCGGATTTGCCGTTCACGAGCACACGGATTGTTTCACCGGCAGCGACGAGACGCGCTACTTCAAGGGCACCTTGCTCGCGGCGCAGCTGCCGCTTGCACAAGGTTGCCGCCAAGGCCTTCGCAATGTTCTTGCGGCGGGCGCGTAGCTGTTTGTCAGGGGAGGGGATCGCCATCGCTCAGTACCCCGCCCAGTCGCGCAGCGCGCGGAAGTCGGAGAACGAGACGCTTTCGCGGAAGAAGCGGCCGTCGAGGACACAGTCGTCGTTGCAGACGATGAGGCCAGACGGCGAGACGCCGACGAACCAGTCGTGGCCGGCGGCCCAACGGATTTGGTTGGGGCTGAAGCATGGCGCCAGCGCTGGAACCGCGGTTACGCGGCTATTGAGTGGGTTGGCAGGCTGGTGGTGAAGCGGCATCGGTTGCTCCCGTCATGTGACGGGAACAGTTATACGCATAACGCGTACGGTGTAAAGTGGAAAATACGCAAAAAGCGTTCACTCGTCTGTCTCCGGCTTCGTCGTGACTTTCTTTATGAACCAGAACTGCTCAGACAGATTTGCTAGGTGGGTGGCCCAGTTTCTGAATGCCTCGGCGCTTTCTTTTGAAAGCTGCTTGGGCATATCAAGAGTTATTTCGCCCTCTGCGACTGGAAGCGACGAGCGAAGGCGCAGCGCCGGATTTAGCGGGTTGGGCAAGCCGGCGTCATTGTCCTCAAATACCGTCTTGAATGCTTCCTGCGTCATGAACTCTCGATTGCCTGGTTCATGCATGCGCGCGAGCGGGCGCCAATCGAGCACTTCGCGCACATCTTCGCCGGCAATAGGTGGCTGACCCTTCCCGGCCACAGCCCGAAGGAAAGCCTCCAAAATTTCGGGCCGAAGGAATTTGTCGTACGTCGGCGCGAAGTAGCGCTGGATACTAGACTGTCCTTTAAAGCCCATCGCCTTCGCTATGCTGTCCAGCGACATTCCCGAGCGCTTCCGTAACTCGTTGAGCCGCTCATTCTGTTTCCTTATCGCCGAGGCAGGGTCTGCAACACGGCCAATCTCGTTCCAATCGTGCATAGATTCGTCTCATCTTCGTACGCAATCAGCGTAGCACGAAATATTTAGCGCGAGATACGTTGACTTTGCGTTGAATGTGTACGCATAATGCGTTTATAGACAACGGGTGGTAAGCTTGAGCGGTACTCCAGCATCAAAGACGATCGATTGTTTCGGTGGCATTTCCAAGTGCGCACGGGCCTTACGCCGTGCAAAATCGACGGTGCAGCGCTGGTCGGCATCCGGCTACATCCACCCTCGCAATCACGCCGCTATCCTATCTGCAGCTGTAGATATGAACGTACAGCTTGACCTCCGCTGCTTCGTCGAAATCGACGAACGCCATCCCGCTTTCAATGCACCGTGTACCCCATCTCCCGATGATATGTCGGACCGTGCTCCGCAATCATTGCCGCATCCCATAGTCGATACAGCTCGATCGCACGCTGACGCTCCCAATTCGGACGAGGGAGTCGGCGCGTGACTTTTGGCGGCTTCATATCAGTTTCCCTCCCTAGACGGACGAGTGCGTGGGATATCGCACCCGTCCGTCCCGGCTTCGCGCTTGGTCTGCTCCGGGGCAATGGCAGGCAAGCGCATCTCAATTTGCTTTCGCAGCGTGCCGATCTGTTTGGCGACGGCCGGCCGCTGCTGTTTGAGGTCGATCAGTCACCAACGCTCTTCCAACAGGAGAGCACAGATGGCTGTCGTAAAGTTCGACAATGCGTCGAAGAGTGCGCGTATGCGTAGTGTTGCGTTGAGTGAGGCTGCCGGGCTCCTGCGAGAAATCGCAGGGCCCCGGCATGCCGGAGAATCCATCAAATCAGTTTTCCGCCGGCTCTCGAGCGAACTCGAAGACTGGACTTACGGACGCATTCGCGCGGTCTGGTATGCAGACGAGCGTGTGAAAGTGAAGTCCGCTGAAGTCGAGCAGCTTCGAGTGATCGCCGGCCGTCGCGCACCGCAGGTCAACGCAAATGAACTCGACGAACTCAGGGCCACTGTTCAGCGCCTTGCAAAATATGAAGCGCTTCTTGAGCGCATCGACGCGGACTTTTTTGGCCCTGAAGTTTCTGCGGCGCGCGATCGCGCTCGGGAAGCGCGCGGCGGCCTGGGAAAGAGCCGCGCTTGATTACGATCCTGATCTCGAACGAGGACTTAAGGTCGACCGGGACGCTATGCGAGGCCGGCAATGAGCAGATCATCAGTAGGCGAACCAAAGCCTTATGGGTTTGTGTTGGTACTACGTGGCTTAGCCCGCGCTGCGATCAAGCTTGACAATCACCCAGCCGCGCTGCGGGTTCTTTGCGTCGCTGCCGAGTATATGAACCAGGATGGTCTGTGCAGAATTAGCCAAGGCACGATCGCTGCTCGCTTAGGCATTTCGCGCCAAGCAGTTAATCGTCACCTCGCATTGCTGGACCAATTGGAAATATTGGTTGGCGGTGCGGCTAAGGATGGCGTGACGCGGCGTTACATCCTCGACACCGAAAATCTTGAAAACGAGCGCGAAGGACAGCATCGCGTCGACGCGCGCAATGCAAAGAAAAAGGTCGAAAAGCCTGAACCGTTCGATTCAGTTCAGAGCAAGGCTGCACGTATGGCGAACAACCAACACCTATTTGAAGAACGGATCGGTTATCCGGTGTTCCTTGAGCAGGACGTCAGCAAAGGATTTGCAATCGCTGAGGCGGCGATGTCGGCGTACGAAGCTAGCCAAGGTTTTGAGTACCGCAAAAACGAAAATGTGGATGGCAAAGGTCCGGCGACCTACCGGCTTGTGCATCTTGAAAAGGCAACGCTCGCGGTTGTTGCTGGCCGCGACACGGCATCCCCGGAGTGGGCCGTCAACGAGATTGCAAAGCATCACCGTTTTGGACTTGGTCGTGTGGAAGCTGTCGACGGCAAAAAAATCACCGTCAGGTTCGAAGCCGGCTCGAAAACCGTGGTCTCCGGCTTCATTCAGCGTGCAACTTCTGAAGTTGCGGGTCGCGAGCATGCGCCGCGCGAAAAACCTGCAATCTCTGAGGTTGCAGGAGGTGCAACATGATGATGTTGCAGGAGGTGCAACCTCGGAGATTGCAGGGGTGCAACATCATTGGGTTGCACGAAGAAACCTTCTTGAGAAATCTCCCAAGAGATTTCCTCAAGAAAACGCCGCTTCGCGTCGCCGCTTCGCTGGCGCTCGCGGCGCGCGAGCGGCTGCGATGGAGGACATCATGATCAAGGTCTACGATGGGCAAGCTTATGAAATGGTGGAAGTCGTTCCGTACGTCCGGCGGGATGGTGGCGAAACTCTCCTCAACCGTTGGCGAAGTCGCTGTGCAGCTTGTGGCGAGCCGTTCTTCTTTACCGCCCCTGCGGAAGCGACAAAATTTTCGCCAAACCGGCGATGCGCAAAGCACAAGAGTCCTGGTCGTAAGGTAGCAAGACAGAGACCACAGCGAATCAAGAATGATGACGTGAGGGTGGGCAATGAGTGAGATCCGTATCGATGCCGCCAAGGCTGAGCGCATGATCGCTCAGACGCTGCGGGATGATCACAAGATGCTGCCGGCACAGGCCAACGCTGCGGCCGAGCATCTGTGTCGTCGTCTGAAGAGCGCTATGACCACCCCGGGCGCCCAGCAGCTGAAGTCCTACCGCCTGATCGGCCACTATCCGTATCATGACGAGAGTTTTTAAAGGGCGGTGGCTGAGAAAATCGCCGATGTGAATGATCGGGTTGCTCGAGAGTTGTGGGACATCGTCCGAGATCACGCGGAGGATCTGCCTCCAACCGTAGCGGAGGCTCAGCGGTACCGATGATCATCTCGATGAGGCTAAATGGCACTGCTGGTGCCAAAGGCACCACGCCTACTGTCTTCGACATCCACAATGCCGACGTTGAGATTGATGACGCAGATTTTGGCAACGTCATCACTATACACCCACGGTCTTGCGGTGCGGACCAACCCCCGGGCCTGCGTTTAGGCGAACAGGTCGTATTGCTTCTCGATCTCCATCACTATGCCAATCACGACGGCATCGAGCGTGTCGGAGTAGGGACCATCGTGAAAATATGGCCCCGCGTGCCAGTTGGCGTGCGACCCGTCTCGGCCGCCACGCTCGATTGCGATGCCGGTAATTGGGTTGTTTCGCGATGTGGCATTGACGCGCCCGACGATGAGGCGTTCGAGGTCGACTGCAGTCAGTTGCTCACGCGGCAGCATGACGCGGTCCATCGCTGCATGTCATTGGTCAGAAAGCTCGTAGAGCGACCGCAGCTCGAGGGTGAGTGCCCCGACGATACGGGCGCAGTCGATGTGGGCCAAGGTGTCCGCCTGGCTGGTGACCGCGCTCCATCCTACTCCATCGGACGTCCTAACTTGCCTGATTTCTACGAGGACGTCTGCGGGGCATTCGGGATGCTCGTCCATCCGTTCCCGGAAGATGCGAGCAAGCGCCGCTTTAGTAATTGGTTGCCTGGCCATTGGTGCGCACCTTTCGCGCAGGAGCTTACCAGTAATACCTCAACAAGACGGACTAGTTCGTCGATCGGCAAACAAATTGTAAATCTCCCGCAGCTTCTCCTGGGCGAGCTCGGTCGCGTGCCTGACCATATCCGATTGGCGGCCATCCCGCGTGATGGCAATGACGCTCCAGTTTGTCTCGAACCGGGCGTCGGTAATGCGGGAAACAGTGACGTCAGTGACATCTTCGCAGCCCGGCCTGCTGCGGATCTCCTGCAAAACGATCAGTTCGAGATCCTTGGGTGCGATAAGTTTCTTGGCCACGCAGTAGCTCCCGTTCGGGTTGCGACGCGTGCGTTTTTACCGTTGAACAACCAGTACACAAGTAGGAACCCGGGCGAACAATTCACAATAACGCAAGCTAGAGCTTCGTCTGCCTTTCGGGTTCCGCTCTGTCCTGCATGCGGGGAGGCAGCATGACTCTCATTCGGCGACACGAGCGGTTCAATTGGGAGACAGCTTCCGACCCGAGAGCGCAGGTCATGTACGAGGCCGAGCGGGATCAACAGCGCGACATGATGCTAGGCGGCATCGATTACATCGTGGGCAACGCGACCTCCGGTGCTAGCGCGTTCGTCGCCGAGATGGATCGCCTGCGCCGCCGCGTGAGCGAAGCCAAGCGACGGGCGCTGGTTGGTGCAGATCCATTGAACCTGACCGGGCATAGCAAGCCGTCGAAGGGGAAGCGGGCGCTCGCCGCCGATCCAGTGGAGAGAGTGGGGCATATCACACGCACCGTACCGGCTTCGTCTCGCCTGAAAGGCAAGAACAAGCTGGATGCCCGGCAGGCGTTGGCCGCTGACGAGTATCGCGACGCATATGAAGCTGTTCGGGCTTCAATGGGCGGAGTGATGGATTTTGACCGTCCGCGGGGTGGCTCGTCCAGCCCTCCCTCGCCAGCAGAAGCGGTGCTAATCGCCAGTCAAAAATTGCGGGCGGCGCAAGCGCTGGTTGGCCTGCGAGCGATCCTGATCATCGAGCACATCGTATGCCAGGGGCGCGGGATCGAGGAATGCGCTCGGATCATGTACGGGTATGTCGAAGGACAGCCGACAGCATGTCGGGATGTGAACTACGTCGGTCGGGCGTTGCGAGAAGCGCTCAACGAGATCGCCAACGTGTGGCATCCGGTGACGAAACGTCCGCCAATCCGGGGCAGGAGTGCATCAAAACTGGAGCAGGTGGTTGGCGCAGCCGGCACAATGAATGTCACCAGCAAGCCTTTCGTGATGCGGTAGTCGCTCCGAATGATATCGGCACGCTATCGGTGGATAGATGTGAAGCGTCACAGCCGACTCTTGACAGTCTGTCCGACATAACCCAAGTTACTGCTACATGCATGATTTGCGCCCGGGCCAGAGATGGTGCCGGGCTTTTTGTTGGCTGTTTCAGTTTCTCGTTGCCGGCGGTTTAGGGATCGGCGCGGTACCGATGTTTACAAGGGCTTGGCCCATGTTTACCGCCTCATGTTTCGGAACCAAGTAGCTCAAAATCCCATACCGCGGATCTCGGATGTGAACGAGAGCGTTTGAGTTCATAGCTTCCGCGCGGGTCGTCATAGGAGTGCTCCGGCAGCATCATCGACCTTAGCATGCCGACTCCACGTAGGAGATCGTCAACGGCCGCAGCGTCCAGTTCAAGAGCGACCGGCGGATCGGATGGAAACGATACGGTCAGCTTATTGCGATCTTTATCGAGGGCCCAGTTTGGTCCGGTCATCACATTTCTCCAATTGTCGACGGATGTATTATTAACGGAGAAGTTCCGATGATCCAGATCCCGCTCAGCCAGATCAGAACGCCAAGCGAATTTGATGCTGATGTGGTCAAGCATCGCGCCGCGCTTGAGCGTCATAACCGCGGCAAAACTGGTGTCGAAGCGCCAACCGCATCTGTTTTCGTGGAGTCGGTCATCCGCCGAGTGCCGCAGAAAGGCCCTGTCGCAGATCGTGGGCCGGATGATTTCGTGATCCAGCAATATGGCTTTGTTGACGATCGTCCGAAGCCCCCAGAGGTCGTGGCTGCGCTGAACGTGCTGCGCGAGTCGATCGATGGCCAATAAGCCGCGTCCCGCACAGGACAGTAAGACCGGCCAGTTTCTGCCCGGCAACGTCGGGGGCGGTCGCCCGAAAGGGTCGCGTAACCAGCTCGGCGAGATTTTCATTCAGGCTCTGCAGGACGATTTCGAGAAAGACGGCGTGTCGGCGATTGTCGCCTGTCGCACAGAGAAACCTGACGTCTATCTCAAGGTCATTGCCTCGATTGTGCCGAAAGAGCTGCGTGTCACCACGGACAATGATCTGACTGATGACGAACTTATCGCGCGGATCCGGCAGCTTGATGCCGCCATCAGACCTTTCCTCACTGCTGAGGGAGAAGATGGCCCTGCTGGCGGAGATCGACCGGCGACGTCGCACTAACAAGCTGAAGCTTTATAGACCGTACCGAAAGCAACGGGATTTCCACCTCAACGGCGCAACGTTCAGCGAACGCCTGTTCATGGCGGGCAACCAGCTCGGCAAGACGGTCGCAGGCGGCGCTGAGTGGGCCTTTCATCTGACCGGTCGGTATCCAGACTGGTGGGATGGTGCGACGTTCAACACGGCACCACTGCTGTGGGCTGGATCGGTGACTGGCGAAAGCACGCGGGATAATCCGCAGCGGATCTTGATCGGGCCGCCGGCCAAAGAAGAGGAATGGGGAACGGGCTTTATCCCGTTGGACTGCATCAAGGATCGCACCAGGGCAATGGGCGTGCCGAACCTACTCGACAGCGTCGTCGTCCGCTGGGGCGGCGGCGGTGATGTCCAGGCCGGGGAAAGCGTTGTCGCCTTCAAGGCCTATGAAAAGGGCCGCGAGAAGTGGCAGGGGCCGACTGTCGATGGCGTGTGGTTCGACGAAGAACCACCTGAGGACATCTACAGCGAGGGCCTGACGCGCACGAACAACGGGCAACGGGGGCAATTCGCACAGACGACGTTCACGCCTCTCTTGGGCATGTCTACGGTCGTCAGCAGGTTTGTCATGCCGGCGAAGGAAGATCCCGGAGCGGCATCGCGCGTCGTGACGTCGATGACGATCGACGATGCCGAGCATTACACGCCGGAACAGCGGGCGAAGATCATCGCCAGCTATCCGGCGCATGAGCGTGAAGCACGATCGAAGGGCATTCCGACCCTGGGCTCTGGTCTGATCTTTCCGGTGCTCGAGGAAAACATTGTTTGCGATCCGTTCGAGATCCCCAAGCATTGGGTGCAAATCGGCGGGCTGGACTTTGGCTGGGATCATCCGACAGCCGGCGTTTGCCTGGCGTGGAATCGGGATGCTGACGTCGTCTATGTGACGAAAGACTATCGGCAGCGAGAAGCAACGCCGGTCATTCACGCTGCAGCCCTGAAGCCATGGGGCATCTGGCTGCCATGGTCCTGGCCGCATGACGGAAACAACGACACAGCGGCCGGCGAGAACCTGTCCAAGCAATATCGCGAGCAGGGGCTCAACATGCTGCCCGAGCATGCGACGTTTGAAGATGGTTCGAACAGCGTCGAAGCCGGCCTGATGATGATGCTGGACCGGATGTTGACCGGCCGTCTCAAGGTATTCCAGACGTGCGGTGCCTGGCTCGAAGAGCGCCGGCTGTATCACCGCAAGGACGGAAAGATCGTGAAAGAGCGGGACGACGTCATTTCAGCCAGTCGATATGCGCTGATGATGCTTCGCTACGCCATCACCCAGCCGGGTGACACGAATTGGAAGTTTACGCCCCGCAAGGTTGCCTGACATGGACAGTATTGCTGAGGCGGCCGAACCGGCGGGGGAAACCTCAGTCGCCGAGGTCTGCCGCGTCGTCGATAGCATGGTCAAGGATTGCGAGACCTATCGTGACGACCAGTCCGTCGATCGCGTCAAGGCGATGGAGTATTTCGACGGCGAGATGAAGGATGTTCCGTCCGAGGATGGGCGGTCAAAAGTTGTTTCCCGTGATGTCCGCGGCGAGATCAAGAAGGTTCTGCCGTCGATTGTCCGCATCATTTTGGGCAACGACAAGGTCGTCGAATATCTGCCGAACGCCGAAGGTGACGAGGAAACCGCGCGGCAGGCAACGGATTACGTCAATTACCTTGTGTTTCCTGAGAGCGGCGGCAAAACGCTGTTCGCGATGCCATTGATGACTCGCTGCGGCTTCGCAACGGCATTCTGAAGTGGTGGCAGGACGAGCGGATTGAGGTCAAATACTCCAACCATTCCGGGTTGGACGAAATTGCATTTGCGCAGCTGGTTTCCGACGATGCTGTCGATGTGCTTGAGCACACGGCGCGCGGGGAAGCTATCGACACGCCACAAGGTCCGGTCCAATCACCGGTCCACGATGTTCGGATCCGCCGCAAGATCATTAAGGCCCGTGCAAAGCTTGCAGCTGTTCCGCTCGAAAACTGGCTGATCCACCCGGACGCAGTGTGCATCGAGGAAGCGCCGATTTGTGGCGAGAATTACCGCATTCGCCGTTCCGATCTGGTTGCAATGGGCCATGATCGCGAGAAGGTCGATAAGTTGCCGATGGCGACTGGCCGATCGCGCGAAGCAGATGTGGAAGAGCAGACGCGGCGCCGGGATGCACTATACCGGGAAGATCCGGCGGCTTTCGCGCTGCAGGAGGTCGAATATTACGACCTGCTGGTTCGGATCGACCAGGACAACGACGGGATTGCCGAGCTACGCCGCATGATCTTTGCTGGCGGCGTTGCTGAGCAATACCTTCTGTCGAACGAGGAATGGGACGAGGTCAATTACTGCGATGTCGTCTGCGAGCGTCGGCCCCATCAGTGGGAAGGCACGAGCGTTTTCGACGACGTCGGTGAGATCCAGAAGATCAAGACGGTCCTGGAACGCCAGACGCTCGACAATCTCTATTGGCAGAACAACCCCCAGCCGCTGGTGCAGGAAGGGAAGATCGTCAATCCCAGCTCCGTGACTAATCCGGCATTTGGTGAGCCTATCCGCATTCAGAACGGCACCGATGTCCGCACAGCGATCGGCTATAACACTGTTCCATTCGTGGCCGACAAATCGTTCCAGATGTTGGCCTACCTTGACCAGGAAAAGCACGACCGCACCGGCATTAGTGACGCGTCAAGCGGCCTGGCGCCGGACGCGCTGCAGAACATGACGGCCAAGGCGTCGGCGATGATCGAGCAGGCCGGCATTGGCCAGACCGAAATGATGGTCTGGACGATTGCAAATTGCCTAAAGCCGATGTTCCGCGGCCTGTTGCGGCTGGCTGTCCAGCATCAGGACAAGCCCCGCACCGTGCGCTTGCGCAATAAATGGGTCGAGTACGATCCCCGCACCTGGAATGCGGACATGGACTGCACGGTGAATACTGGCCTTGGTGCCGGCACTCGTGAACGGGACATGATGATGATGCAGATCGTCACCAGTCTTCAAGAGAAGATCGTTCAGGCCTTCGGCGCCGATAACCCGATGGTGAAGCCCGAGCAAATTTACAACGGCATCGCCAAGACGGTTGAGGCTGCCGGCCTCAAGGGCATTGAGCAGTTCTTTACGCGGCCGGAGCCGGAAGAGATTACCGCATACGCGCAAAAGAAAGCCGCGCAGCCGTCGCCTGAGCAGATCAAGATCAACGGGCAGAAAGAGGTCGAACAGGTCAAGGGGCAGGTTCAGATCGCGCTGGCCGACAAGAAAATGCAGGTTGAGGCATCGAAGGAACGCGAACAGCGCGATGCCGATCTGGTCATCAAGAACGCCGAGCTTGAAAAAGAGACTGTCCGCAGCATGCATGAGGCCGAGCTTAAGGCCCAGAGCGACGCTGCATCCCGCGAAATTGAGCGTGAGAAGATTGCTTCAAACGAACGCATCGCAATGGCCAAGCTGCTGCAGGACGCCGAGCTCAAGCGCGAGGAAATGGACCGAGCAGATGCCCGGGCCGAAAGGGATCGGGAAAGCGCAATCCAGCGTGCCCATGCCGCCGAGATCGGTCGATATCTGGAGCGCAGCGACCAGCCGGAGTTGGCGCAATGACCGACCGCGCTGACGCTGCACGGGGCATCCTGGCTGTCCGGTTGTTCGATGAACTGATGGATGGCCTCGAGCAGGATGCGGTGAACTCTGCAGTCAACGCCGCATACGAAGATCACGAAGCGCGACAGGCCCATCTGGCAGAGCTACGCGCTATCAGGAATTTGCGTTCCAAACTCGCAGTCATCTCGCAAGAGGACCAGGCGAGGGAGCGCAAGCAGGCGCCGGCCTAACCGGCAACCAAGCCAAAGGACTGACTATGGCAACCGAGCTGGCAACCGCCAACGCGGAGTCGTCTGCTGACGATTTCACGAGCGATAGTGCCGAACCCTCCACTGATCTCGACAACCCGAGCAATCTCGACTTCGAGGAGCCTGAAGAAGACCAGGCCGAACCTCAAGCCGACGAGGCAGGGACCGATCCCGACCGAGAGACGGATGAGCCCGTTGAAGATGGGCAAGAGGCCGAAGCGACCGCAGACGACGAGCCGGCAGAAGCCGAGCAGCAGGAAACTGCAAGCGTCAAGGATGACGCCATTGTCGAAGTGCAGGGCGAAAAGCTGGCGATCAGCGAGCTCAAGTCCGGGTACATGCGTGATCGCGACTACCGCCACAAGACCCAGGAACTCGGCAATAAGCGCCGTGACCTGGAAGCGCTAACCACGCGTGTCACGGAGTCCGTGACCGCCATTGCTGACTATTTACTCGCTCAAGTGCCGAAAGCACCTGATCCGTCGCTTGCGATCTCCGATCCTGGCCGCTTTGTCCAGGAGCGGGCATTCCATGAAGCCGCTATGGCCCAGGTGAATGCCGTGATCGAGAAGGCGACGGCTCCGAAGGAAGTGGCGAACACGCTCAGCGGTGAGCAGCGCTCGGAATACCTGCAATCCGAGAACGCCAAGCTCATCGAAGCATTCCCACAGGCTGCAAAGCCGGATACCCGCAAGAAGTTCTTCGACGATGTCATGAGCACCGCGACAGAACTTGGTTATTCGCCACAAGAGATCCAGGCCGCGACCGATCATCGGCTTTTCAAGCTGGCTCACTACGCCAAGCTTGGGATGGCCGCTGAGAAGGCGAAAGCCAAGGCAGCCCAAAAGGTCGTTAACGTCCCTCCGGTCGCGCAGCAGCGCCGGTCTCAGGGCGCCGTTACGGCCAAGACGCGAGCAAATCAGGACGCGGTGAAGAGGTTGGCATCGAGCGGATCGATCCATGACGCCATGGCGATCGACTTTGAATGAACCCGTCTTCATAGGAGGCCTTGATGGCCGTCGTTGCAAATACCTTCCAGACCACGAGTGCCAAAGGCAACCGTGAACAGCTTTCCGACGTGGTGTCGCGCATCACGCCGGAAGATACCCCGATCTATTCTCTGATCGGCAAGGGAAAGACCACTTCCGTTCATCCCGAATGGGAAGTTGACGATCTCGCCCCTCCCGGCGCGAACGTTCAGCTTGAAGGTGACGAGTTCACGTTTGGCGCCGTCACTCCTCCGGCTCGCGTAGGCAACTATACGCAGATCCTGCGTAAGGAGTTCATCCTGTCGGAAACGCAGGAAGCCGTCGATAACGCCGGCAAGGTGGAAAAGCGCAAGTACCAGAAGCTCAAGAAGGGCATCGAGATCCGCAAGGATGTGGAATACTCGATCGTCTCGAACGTGGCCTCTGTTGCCGGCGCAACCCGCGTATCGGGCGGCCTGCCTTCCTGGCTGGTGACCAACGTTTCCCGCGGTGCGACTGGCGCCAACGGTGGTTTCAGTTCCGGCACCGGCCTGACCGTAGCGGCCACGAACGGCACCCAGCGCGCCTTCACCAAGGCATTGCTCGATACCGTGATGAGCCAGGCTTACACGTCCGGTGCCAATGTCCGCCATCTGGTGGTCGCGCCTTACGTGAAGTCTGTGTTCGTGTCCTTCATGTCGGATCCGAGTGTCGCCACCTTCCGCTATTCAGTCGATAGCGAAAGCGGGCGCCGCACCATCATCTCCAATGCGGACGTCTATGAAGGCCCGTACGGCAAAGTGTTGGTGCATCCGAACCGCGTCATGGCGGTCAATGCCGGCGTCGCGCGCAACGCGTTCCTGATCGATTCCGACATGCTCGAATGGGATTGGCTGCGCAAGATCCAGGAAGTGAAGAACATCGCCAAGACCGGCGATGCCGAGAAGTGCGTTCTGATCGGCGAGGGCACTCTCAAGGTCAAGAACGAGAAGGGCCTTGGCGTCGTCGCCGACGTATTCGGCCTGACCGCTTCGACCTGATTCACCTCCCGACCAACTGGGGGGCCAGCATGTTGCTGGTCCCTTCTCTTTTGGAGAACTGGACAATGGCAAATCTCAAGAAGCAGGCCGAAGATCTCGGCATCGACGTGGACAATCGCTGGAGCGATGCAACGCTGCAGGCCAAGATCGACGATGCGAAGGCGAAGAAGACCGCCGATGATGTCGGCAACCAGACCGGCGACAATCGACCGCCGGTGGACACGTCGCAGGCCAAGATTATCCCAAACATCGGCCAGCCTCGCGCTCAGACTACGGAAGAAATCCGCCAGGATGCGGAGAAGTCGGCCGGCACCTCCCAAGCCGGTCCATATCCGCGAGATCCGAACGAAGCGCACAAGGAGGCCGTCGCCCTCTCTGAGCGCCAGCAGGATCCGCCGGAGTTCAACACCGACGACATCAAGGGCAGCACCGTCAACGGCGACGGCAAGGTCGATACTGTCAAGGTGCGGCTTCTCTATGATTGGTGGGACGGTTCGGGCGTCCGTCACCCGCTGAACAGCGAAGTCGAAATGGCCATCAATGATGCTCGCAATCTCGTCGAGCAGAAGAAGGCCGAACGGATCGACGGCTGGTAAGCGCCATGACTATTCGGGACGAGAACGGATTTACCCTGGTCGATTTCGACCATGCATCAGGTCGTTCCGTTTGGTCGTATTTTGACGGTCAGAAGACCGTCTATCGCACCGACTATCCCGTTGCTGAGGCGATCAAGAACAATGCGTTCGATCGCTCTGAGGCGGCGGGATGGAAGGGCGATTGGCACCGCGTGGCGTCGATCCCGCTCAATGTGTTGCACAACAGCGGCATGGTCGATGCGGCCAGCCAACATGACGACGGGTTCATGTCCCGCTGGCTGAATGATGGCGATAACGCTGCCTGGCGTACCAAAGAAGGTCGGATGTAATGCCTGCATTTGCCGACTACCTCGATCTCCGTCTTGCTGTCGGCGACCATGTCGGCAATCGAGACATCTCGGACGTCATGCCGCGTCTGGTTCAGGCCGCTGAATCGATGCTGAACAAAAAGCTGCGCTGCCGGCAGCAGATCGTGACATCGACGCTGACGTTCTCTGGGGGCGTTGCGGCCTTGCCGGACAACTTCATCGAGATGATCAATGTTTACGGCCTCAACGGCTATCGGTATGCGTCTGGTGCGCTGGCCGATGCTCGAAGCTGGGGCTCGGCTTATTCGCGCTATTCGATCGATGGCACCAGCCTTTCAATCAAGGGGTATTCCGGCGATCGTGACATCCAGTTTTACGCCAAGCTGCCGACACTGACAACCAGCCCAACGGGATCGAACTGGCTGCTCGAGGATGCGCCAGACGTCTATCTTTATGCGGTAGGCCTTGAAGCGGCGAAGTTTCTGAAAGACGCGGAGCTTGTGCAGGCAACGCGCCTGTTGCTCGAGGACGAATTGAATACCCTGAAAATCGACGACGATCGCGCTCGATACAGCAACACGTCGGTGCGCATTCGGGGGATCACCCCATGAGTTTGCTGTCGATTGCTCGTTATCTGGCGCTCAATGTCGGCATCGCTGTTCCAACGCAGGTCAAATCGAGCGTGGATCCAGACGCTCTCAAGACCGTGCAGTTCACTGAAGAGGCCGGCGAAGAGGTTGCTCGCCGCGTAAATTGGGGCGTCCTGCGCGCAACAGCCACGGTTACCGGAAACGGAGCAGACGACACGTTTTTATTGCCCGCCGACTTCGCTCGTGTCGTTCCGGGTACGTCGATCACCTCGCTCGGCGCCACCATTCGGGTTGGCCTCAGTGCTGACGAATGGAACTCGCTGCCGCCAACAATGGGACAACCTCGCTACGCTCGCCTGATCGGACGCCAGATATCGTTCTGGCCTTATCCTCCTGCGGATCAGCAAGCAAAGGTCACTTATCAAAGCCTCAACTGGTGCACGGGCGGTGCGATCTGGGCGGCGGATTCCGACGTGGCCTTCTTTCCAGAAGTCTTGATCAAGAAGGGCGCGCTGTGGCGTTGGCGTCGCAATCTTGGCCAGGATTATCAGGATCATCTGGCCGAGTTCGAAAGCGCGTTGACTGAGCTGGCGGCCTTCGATGACGGGATGCGTCAACCATGAAGCCGCTGGCAGGTCGAGTTGCGTCCAGGCCTTCGTCGCAGAAGCCGCCCGTCTACAAGACGGTAACGATCCCGGCGCCGACCCTTGGCATCATTGCGAACACAAATATCTCGGAGCCGCCGCCGGGCGGGGCTGAGGTGCTGGACAATTATCTCTCCACGGCTACCGGCGCGATCCTGCGACGCGGGACCAAGGAGTTCTCGAACGTCGGCAGCAGCGACGACATCGAAGCCCTGTTTGCTTACGTGAACGGAAACAATCGAAGCATTTTTGCTGCGACCGAAACCGCAATCTTTGATGTCACCAATCCATCCGTATCCTTCAATCTTGTTGACCATGCCGGCAATGCGCTGGTGACACATACTGGCGACCGGCTGATCCTTTCGCCGAGCCAGTCGATTGCACCATCGGTTACCGGACTTGGAAGCGCCGAATGGGTTGCCGTTCAATTTGCTACTCCGGGTGGAGTGTTCCTGCGGATCGTCAATGGCGTCGATATCCCGAGGGTCTACAATGGCGCGACCTGGGCGGTCACTCCAAGCATCACCGGTACTGATCCAAGCAAGTTTTCGTATGCATGGGTTTATAAGCAGCGAATGTTCTTCATCGAGAAGGACTCGTTAAACGCGTGGTATCTCGCGGCTGACAATATCGGCGGCGCCGCGGTTGAATTGCCTCTCGGCGGTGTCTTCACTCGAGGCGGCTCGCTGCTCTTTGGCAGCTCATGGTCGCTCGAGACCGGTGCTGGTGGTCTGTCGGAGCAGTGCATATTCGTCACGACAGAAGGCGAGGTTGCCGTCTTTCAGGGATCCGATCCGAGCGTCGCGGCTAGTTGGTCGAAAGTCGGCATCTATCGTATTGGTAAGCCGCTCGGCATGAATGCTCACTTTCGGGCGGGCGGCGACATCGTTATCGCGACAGACATCGGCGATATCCCGCTGTCATCGGCGCTGCAGAAGGACTTTGCCGTTCTTGCGCCGTCCGCGGTCTCCGCTCCGATCGAAACTATCTGGAACAGGGAAGTGAAGGCGAGGCCCAGCACTGGGTGGTCCGCCCTGGTTTGGTCGGCGAACCAGATGGCCATAATTAAACCGGCCGAGCAAAGCGGGCAGCCGCAAGTCCTTTATATCGTCAATACCCGAACAGGCGCCTGGAGCAAATGGACTGGTTGGGACGTCAAATGCATGCTGATCTTCAACGACCGCCTTTTTTATGGATCGAAAAACGGTCTGATCGCTGAGGGCAATGTGACGGGTCTGGATTTCAACAACCCGTTCATCGGCGTTTACGTGCCGCTGTTTAGCGACTTTGGCGCCCCGGTCCGGAAAATCGCCGGAATGACGCGGGTCATCACCCGATCTGTTTACAATCCAGGCGAACAGGTCTCGATGCAACGCGACTACCGCGTGGTGCTTCCGCCGCCTCCCGAAGCTGTCCCGGTAAATGTCGGCAATACCTGGGGCTCGGCAATTTGGGGACAAAGCAAGTGGGGAGGCGAGGCGGTCAAGATGTCCTACGGCCAATGGAAATCCACGCCGCAGAATGGCGACGCGCTGGCGCCTGCGGTGCAGATTCCAAGCGCGAGCGCCTCGCCGCTCGATGCTGAACTGGTTCGAACCGATGTCACCTTCCAGCTCGGCGATGTTGTTGTCTGATGTACAGCATATCGATTGAGCATGGCTCGGTGACACTCACCGAGCTATTTCCGCTCTATACGACGCACTATCGAGAGATGCAGGCGCGGCTGAAGCGCGACGGGATCGACATTCCAGGCTTCAATCCGCGCATCGACGAGTATGTGAAGGGCTGGAATGCCGGCCACATCGTCAATTACGTCGTCCGGGATCAGGACGGCGCAGCTGTAGGCTACAGCAACATCTATCTGACCAACGACATGCATAACGGGCAGCTTATCGCGCAGGAAGATACGATCTTCGTATTGCGAGAGCATCGCAATGGCATCGGTCGGAAGCTGGCCAGTTTCATTCTTGCCGACCTGCAGGCACGTGGCGTGAAGCGTGTGCATGTTTCCGCCGTCACCGATCTGCGCGTAGCCAAGATTTGGGAGCGGATGGGCTTCAAGCACGCCGCGCACTCCATGATTTATACGTTCTGAGGTGAGATAAATGTGCGCTCCTAGTGCTCCAGCCCCTCCCGATCCTAAACAAACTGCAGCGGCATCGACCGGGACAAACGTTGCGACTGCGCTCGCCAATGCGAGCCTGAACAACGTCAGCCAGGTCGGGCCGAACGGCTCTCTCACTTATAGCCAGACCGGATCGTCGAAATTCACGGATCCATATACTGGCCAGACCTACGATATCCCGAATTATACGCAGACGACGCAGCTTTCTCCGGATCAGCAGGCGCTCTACGACCTGAACAACAAAACCCAGCAGACGCTGGGACAGATCGGAGTCGACCAATCCGAGAAGATCCGGGGGCTTCTCGGCACAAACGTTGATCTCAGCAACGAGGCCGTTGAAAGCCGGCTGATGGATCTCGGCTCAAAGCGCCTCGACCCGCGATTTGCGAAAGACGAGGATGCCTTGCGCACGCGACTTGCCAATCAGGGCATTCAACCGGGATCTGCTGCCTGGAATGCGGAGATGACGCAATTCGGCCAGAACAAGAATGATGCGGTGAACCAGTTGCTGCTGACCGGCCGCGGTCAGTCGGTACAGGAGATTCTGACAGCTCGCAATCAGCCACTGAACGAGATCATCGGCCTGATGAACGGCTCGCAGGTGACAATGCCGCAGTTCGGCTCGACGCCGCAGACCACGATTCCGACGACGGACACTGCCGGCCTGATCAATGCAAATTACAGCCAGAAGCAGCAGCAGTATGCGACGGACAGCGCGAACCGGAACGCTCTCATGGGCGGTCTTTTCGGGTTAGGCGCTGCGGGCGTGTACAAGTTCTCCGATCGCCGACTGAAGAAGAACGTGAAGAAGATCGGCAAGACCAACGATGGCCAGAACCTGTACCGCTATGAACACAAGGGCAGCGACAAGCCAGAGATTGGCTTGATGGCGCAGGAGGTTGAGAAAATCGATCCCGATGCCGTCATCACCACGGCCAGCGGGTTCAAGGCCGTCAACTACGATCGCGCTCTTGGTTTGATGGGAGCCGCGTAAATGGCTCTGTCTTTCTCATTCGATGCATCAAAAGGCGAGACGCCGGAAAGCGTGGCGTCACGTCGGAAATCAGCGGATGCTCTCGCGGCCCGAATCTTTGGCCGCACGCCGCAGAATGTCGGCGAGGGCATCAATGCGCTCGGCCAGGCCTTCATCGCGCGTCAGATGACAGACGAAGCCAATGCAGCGCAGCTGGCGGGACAGGCCAGCGGTGCCGCGGCCTTCAATCCGATCGCGGCAGCCATTCTGGGGCAAGGCTCGTCGCCGGCCGCTGCACCTGTCGCATCTGCTCCTATGGGCGGTCTTCCAGGCATGCCATCACAGGCCGCGGGCCCCGTCGTGCAGGATGACGGCAATGCGGCTCCCGGCACCGTCGGCATGAACCAGCGCCTGGCCGATCTGGCGTATGATTTCATCGACGACAACCCAGGCACATCGATCAGCAGCGGTTTCCGCAGCGCGGCCGATCAAGCGCGGCTGTATGCCGATCGCGGCAGCAATCCCAACCCGGTCGCGCCTCCTGGCACCTCGAAACACGAGCGGGGGCAGGCGGTCGATATTGCCGGCATGTCGCCAGCAACGCGCTCCATGCTGCCGCAGTATGGATTGGGCCAGCCCGTCCCGAACGATCCGCCGCATGTGGAGCTTGCGCGACCGACGATGGTGGCGAGCGCAGACGACGGCGCCGATCTGCCGGTGAATGCTGCTGCTGTGCAGGGCATGCTGCCGAGTGCCGAGACCGTCCGCGGTGCGCCTATGTCGCTCTCTGCTCCGGCGCCGATGCGGGGTGCGGTGCCGTCAATGGAGACGCTGGTCAAGGCCCAAAGCAACCCGTGGCTGACCGACGGCCAGCGATCCATGATCAACACCATGGTCAAGCAACGGCTCGAGGAAGAAGCCCAGGCACGCGATCCGTTGCGTCAGAACCAGATCGCAGAATCCCGGGGTCGATTGGACATGATGCCGCTGGAGCGGGAGGGCAAGGCTCTTGCCAACGACAAGGCGCGTCGTGATCTGCAGCCGATGGGGGCGCCGTATAAAGATGAGGATGGCAATGTCGTCCAGGACGATGCATCTGGCAAGCGAACAATCCTGACGCAAGCCGAGAAGGCACCGACCAGCGTTCAGGAATACAAATATTATCGAGACAATCTGCCGCCCGGTGAAAAGCCGATGGAGTATGGAACCTGGTCCACGGCGAAGGCTCGAGCTGCCGCAACGAACATCACCAACAACGTCGGCGGTGATGGCGAGACGGCATTCGAGAAGGAAGCCGCGAAGCTGCAGGCCGGCCGGTACAATGACCTGATTGTCGATGGGCAGAAGTCAAGGCAGCTGATCTCGGACATCAATACCTTGATGGATCTCGGCAAAGGCATAAAAACAGGTAAGGGCGCTCAGTTCAGGTCGTTCATTGGGCCTTACGCCGAAGCCGTCGGAGTACCGATCAAGGGGTTGGGCGATATCCAGGCCTATGAGGCGGTGGTCAATCGTATGGCGCCGTCGTTGCGCGTCGCCGGCTCTGGTTCGCAATCCGACTTCGAATTGAAGAACTTCCTGAAGTCAATCCCGTCGCTCGGCAACACGCCAGAAGGCAACGAGATCGCCTCTGTGGTCATGAATGGACTGCAGGAGAACAAGGTTCGTGCTGCCGACATCGCTTCCAAGGTGATCAACAAGGAGATCACCCGGACGGAAGGCGAAAAGCAGCTGCGCGAACTGCCCGATCCGATGCAGCCGTATCGCGACTTTCGCAAGAACCAGTCGAAGGTGAACGGCCTTCTCGATAAGTACGGCGCAAAATAAATGGCAAGCATTTCAGAACTTGAAGCCGCGCTGGTGAATGCCGACGCTGCAGGCGACGTCGACGCTGCCAAGACCTTAGCTGGCGAAATCACGCGCATGCGCGCCATGCCGACACCGAGTGGCGACGACGGCGTCGGCAATCTGTCCGTCAATAATGTGGCGCGTGCTGCGGCCACAGGTGTGCCGATCATCGGCGGCGCTCTCAACCAGATGAATGCCGCCACCAATGCGGCTCTTGCTCCGCTGCTCAACCCGCTTTTCTCTGAAAAAAACCAGCTCAAGGGCGAGACGTTTGCGGAACGACGAGCGGAGTCGCTGCGGCAGCAGGAAAGCAATGACGCTGCTTTTGCCGCCAAGAATCCGGTGATCGATACTACCGCCCAGATCGCCGGTGGCATCGCTGGTACCATTCCAGCTGTTATGGCCGCGCCCGCCGCGTTCGGAGCAGGAACTGCAGGCATGGGCGCACGCTCGATCGCATCGATGATATCGGGTGGGTTGATTGGTGGTGCGGATAGCGCCGTTCGTAGCGGCGGAGATCTGGGATCAACAGCAACCGGCGGATTGGTCGGTGGCGTGACCGGCGTTGCAAGCCCAGTGATGGCTGCCGGCGCGGGCAAGGGCGTCTCATACCTGGCCGACAAGATTATGGGTGGCAGTAAGCCGACCGGAGCGATTTCCGGACTGCCAAAACCAGCTGTGAAGTATGCACTGGATGCAGTCGACAGCGCGCCCACGATGCAGGCCGACCTAGACCGCCTTGGTCCCCTGGCCACTCTCGCGGACGTTTCTCCGGAATGGATGGGTGTTGCGCGTGGCGCTGCGTCGCGACCGGGGATGCGGGATGGTATCGTCAACAGATTCCTCGATCGCGACGCGGGGAAAAACTTCCGCTTGAGTGACGATCTCAACACTTCGCTTGGTCCAGCACCTGTGCCATCGCGCATTTCAGCCACCATCGAAGCCGGACAGCGCGATCTATCACCGCAATATGAGCGGGTTTTTATCAACGCGCGACCCGTGAACACGCAGCCGATCGCAGAGGGGCTTGACGCCGATATCGTGCACTTGCGTGGTCCTGCCCAGCGGGCCGCGCAGCAGGTGCGACAGATGCTGAATGTGGCCGGTGATCCAGAAAACCTCGATCCGTCTGCCTACGTCCTTTTCCAGACGCGTCAGGCGATCGATGGTCTTCTGACAGAAGAGACGAACCCGACGGTGATCCGGGTTCTCAACAGGGCGCGTGAGCAGGTTGATGAAACGTTGACCTATGCGGTGCCGGGCGTGAAGGACGTCGATGCGCAATATGCCGAACTGGCCCGTCAGAACACTGCGATCGGCCGCGGCCAGCAGGTTTTAGAAAGCGGTCGGACAGCCCCGCGTCCATCGGAACTGGCTGAAGAGGTCGCTACAGGAGGCTTGCCACAAGGTACGCAGACCGGTCCATCAGCGGTCCCATTCCGACTACGTCAGGGCGCTCGTGCCGAGATCGACCGTATACAAGGCACCAATGCCAACGATCCGGCCGCCATGCAGAAGCTTGTGAAGTCCGAGGGCGACTGGAATCGCGATCGGCTGCGAACGCTCTTTGGTCCACGAGCCGATGATGCGCTGAACGCAATCGATCGCGAGACGCAGTTCTATCGCACGTCCAATCGCGTCACGTCTGGTTCCGATACCGCTATGGCGAATCGGTTCGGCGATTTTATCGACGCAGCCGCAACCCCGAGCAAGATACCAACCGACACGACGCTGACCGGCGCAGGCCTTCGTGGGACGCAAAAGGCATTGCAGTCGATGGCCGGCGCCAACGCAGAAGCAAAGGCTGCGGAGTTTGCGAAAGATCTTGGACGGATGTCCGTCGCACAGGGTGCGGAGCGCGACGAGATCGTGCGGTTGCTGCTAGGAATGGCGACGAGGCGCCAATCGTTGGAAGGTATCAGGGGCGGGTCGGAGGGTATCGCTCGGCTTCTGCTTCAAGGCGGTGTTCGCCCCTACGCCACCCGACAGCTCCAAGAGTAATCACGACGCCGATCATGAGGCCAAGACCAAACCCCCAACCAAAGTCTTCGTTCACGCCCTTCAGCGCAAAACGAATAGCGGCCAGCCCGCCGATGAAAAGCGCGGCGGCTAGGAACTGCCACGGCCAGTGTTTGTCCAGGATCCTCATTCCGTAGATTTAGCCCAGATCGCCCGCCCTTCCAAGTCGCCCTCGTGGCGGCTTTTTCTTTGAGGTCAATCGAATGCCGTCAGATGCAAATGGCGTGTTCAGTCTTGTTCCTGGCTATTTGGCCCAGGAAGGCGAGACCGTTCAGCCAAGCCAACACAATCCGCCACTAGAGGACATCGCTTCGGCGATCACCGCGCGCCTTTCCCGATCGGGCGTGGCTCCCATGACGGGTCCGCTACGGTTGGCTGATGGGACCGCGAACGAGCCGGCCCTTACTTTCAACTCCAACGCCGGGATTGGGTTTTATAAGGACGGCAATTCAATCGCGGTTACCGGCCCTATCAAAGGGTTTCTTCCAATCGGCCTGGGGCCACTCCCATGGTCCCGCATTTCAATCCCGGCGGGATGGGTTGCTTGTATGGGCCAGCTGCTTTCACGAACTGCCTATCCGGACCTCTGGGCCGTAGCCCAGATCGAGATTGCAGCCGGGAATGTCCTTTTCAACAACGGTGACGGGTTGGCGACTTTTGGTGTGCTCGACATGCGCGGGCGCGTGCCGGCCGGCAGGGAAACATCGGCAATGCTAATCGTTTGACGCTGGCCGGTAGCGGAATTGACGGTCAGACAATGGGTGCGGCTGGTGGGGTTCAGAACCAGCAAATCAGTCAATCTCAGCTGCCAAATGTCGGTGTGGGCTTGACGGCGAGCGGCTCGGTCTCGGTATCGGTGTCAGTCGGGTTGGGTGGAGGCGCAGCCTTCCCTTATAATTCCACTGGCGTTGGCAATGCCCAGGTCAATGCGGGCACGGGCGGCTTTGTGCCGATCGCACCCGGCGCGTGGGGAAGCGTCACGTCGATTGGCGGTAGCGGCAGCGGCTCAGCGTCCGTGTCCGGCGCAACCAACTCGATCAACGGCAACGTTCCACAGAACGGCTTGATCATGCCTCAGCCGACGATCATCACAAACTACATTCTGTACGCGGGAGCCTGATCGATGGCGGATAAACGCATTCCGGATCTGACTCCCTACGTAACAAACCACAACATCAACGATGTCGCCGTCATCGACGATGGTGTGACCACTAGGGCCATCAAGGTTCGCGATTTGATGGGGTGGAAAGAGCCTGTTCCGGTATCCGGCGCCAGCATATTGCTTCCGGTTGGGACGAGCGCTGCGGTCGTGCAAAGGGCTGTACCGACAGCTACAGCCATCGCTCTCCCATCCGTTACGGCGCAAGATGGTATGCCTATCTCAATTGCAGATTGGTCTTCTAGCGTCGTCGAGCACGCCATAACCATCACACCAGACGGCACAGAAACAATTATGGGTAAGCCGTCGATCACGATCTATTCCACGCCAGACCAACTGGCCGGCGTGAAGCTTTACCCGTCCACGAACCTTGCAGGTTGGTACATCGCGCCATGATCAAGCTTAAATCGCTGTCGTTCGCTCGGGTCGCTTCGGCGGCCTTTTTCTTGGTCTGCTCGCCTGCGATGGCGCAGTGGCAGGTGCCTGACAACGCCGTTCCGGTCGGTCGGGGCAGCCCCAATCAGGGGTTCAAAAATGTCCCTCTTCCATCAGGCACGCTTCTGATTGGCCAGTCGGGCATTCCTCAAGCGGTCGTTCCTTCTGGCGATGTCACGATCAACACGCTCGGTGTGACGGCGATCGGCACCGCCAAGGTCACGGCCGCGATGATCGCCGCAATGACGTCCGCTCAGTTGGCCGGCATCCTTACGGATGAGACGGGCTCCGGCTTGGCAGTGTTTGGCACTGCTCCATCAATCTCTTCTCCTGTTTTGAGCGGAACGGTCGCGGGCACATATACGCTGGGCGGGACACCTTCGATCTCTGGCGGTGCGGTGAACAGCGGAGTTGTAGGGGCGGCATACGGCGGCACCGGGGTTGCCAATGCGTATAACATAACCGTAGCTAACCCTTTTACGACGATCGGCGCCGCTCCGCTTTCGCTTACCGTGACAGGAACGACCAATTCTACGCTTCCGGCCGGGACGCACACATTGTCCGCGCTCGACGTTGTTGAGACGTGGACCGGTGCCAAAACCTTCGCCAGCGGCAAGCTCCTGCTAGGTGGGTCCACGAGCGGAGCAGGCACGTTAAACGCGCCGGCCGTTGCTGCATCCTACGTCTGGACCTTGCCGGCTCTTACCGGAACGCTGCTTACTGCTGACCTTACCAAGACACTGACGAACACGACTTTCGATACCGCCGGTGCCGGCAACAGCTTCAGCATCAACGGCGTGTCTGCAAACGCAAACACTGGCACTGGTGCTGTCGTTCGATCGGCGTCGCCGAACATCACCACTCCGACTGGCATTGTGAAAGGAGACGTTGGCCTCGGGAATGTTGACAATACGTCGGACGCTACAAAGTGGGCGGCTACCAAAACTCTGACCAACACCACCTACGACACGTCAGGCACAGGCAACAGCTTCAGTATCAATGGTGTCGCGGCGACAGCCAACACAGGAACTGGTGCGGTTGTCCGCGCAGCTTCTCCGACGCTATCCGGAACACCTGCAGCGCCAACTGCGAGTAACGGCACCAACACGACCCAGATCGCGACGACTGCCTTCGTGCAGTCAGCAGTCGCCGCAAGCACTGCTGGTGTAGCGTCCTTCAATGGTCTGACTGGCATCGTGGCCAGCAATATCGTGGTTCAGAAGTTCACGTCATCGGGGACCTACACGCCAACACCAGGGATGCGGCATGCAGTTGTCGAATGCCAAGGGGGCGGCGGCGGTGGCGGCGCAGCGATCTTCACAAGCGGAAACTTTACTTTTGGATCGGGCGGCGGAGGTGGCACGTACTCGCGAGTGCTATTAACCGCAAGTGCTGTTGGCGCTTCGCAAACTGTCATAGTCGGAGCGGGTGGTACCGGAGGCTCTGGTAACGGTGGAAGCGGTGGTGCGAGCAGCTTCGGTAGCCTGTGTACCGCGCCGGGAGGAAACGGAGGGCCGCTTGCCCAGGCCGCGGTCAGCGTCTCGACCGGAGCCACGGGGAGTTCACCTGGAACCGGTGATATTTCGGTACCTGGTGGAGCAGGCGCTACAGGCATCGGCGGTTCTCCTTCCACAGTGACGGTCTTTGCAGGTGCGGTAAGCGGATCATCCGTATTGGGCGGAAGCGTAACAACAGCACTGAACAACGCCGGCACGAACGGTGCCGGTTACGGCGGCGGTGGAGCCGGTGGGATTGATTTGAACATAACCACGAGAAACGGCGGCGCCGGTGCGCCGGGTGTCGTTATCATCACCGAGTACATCAATCTGTAGTTCGGCCGCCCATCGAGGCGGCTTCATGATTCCATAACATCGGAGAGACCATGACCATTGCTGCCCTTGTGGCGGGCGGCCCCTTGCGCATGGGCGCAACTGGGCCGGCCGTGACTGCCATTCAGCTTGCGCTGCGAAATGACGGCCGAGACATCCAGGCTGACGGGGACTTCGGCATTATCACCCAAACCGCGCTGAAGGCCTTCGAGGCGTCCCGCGGGCTGAAGGTGGATGGAATCGTCGATGTGCCGACTGCCGAGGCGCTAGACAAGATTGCCCCGCCGCCGTCGGTGCTGAAGGTAGCGCCATGGCTGGCCACCATGCGCGCGCTCACCGGCACGAAGGAAGCGCCGGGCTCAAAGGACAACCCTTTCATCATTGAGATGGCCCACGAGATCGTGCGCCGCTATCCCGACCTGAAGGGCAATGTCGGCTGGTACAATCACGACAGCATTCCATGGTGCGGGTTGGGGATGGGTTACGTCTTCGCCGTCAATGGTATCAAACCGGTGCCTGCGCTGCTCTCGGCGCTCGCATGGGCGTCGTTCGGCGTTGCTCTGAAAGTGCCTACACCGGGCGCCGTGCTGGTCTACAGCCGCACCGGTGGCGGCCACGTCACGCTCTATGAGAGCGAAGACAGCACCTATTACTACTGCCGCGGCGGCAACCAGGCTGACAGCGTCAATGTGACGAAGATTCCCAAGTCACGCGCCATCAAGGCGATCCGCTGGCCGGCTGGCGTGTCGCTACCGACCGCCGGCCGCAAGTTTGGTGCGACCGGGCAGGCGGTCGCAGCCGGGTCTGAGGCCTAGCCAGAAGGCGCGTGGTGATGTTCGTCCCCGTCATCAAACATGCCTGAGCCTGGCGTTTTGTCGGGGTCGGAGAGTTTAGGGTCAAGTGTAGCTTGGTGGTGCTTGTTCGGCATCTGATGGTCGGGCTGCGCGCCCGGAATAATTGCGCCGTCTTTTTCGATCTTAGTCAAAATTAGTTCCTCTCCATACGTACGACGCCCAACGCGTCGGCACTGGGAGGTGTTCCAATCCGCCGCCCGGCGGCACCGGGCAAATCAAGATCAAAGGTGAACTATGAAACGCTTCGTTCTAGCGGCCCTTGCGGCTGCCCTATTTGTCGTGGCGGCGCCGGTCCTCGCGCTTGCCGCGGATGCTGCTCCCGAGACCGTGGCTCAGGCCACTGGCGAGGCGACTAAGGTCGTCTGGGGCTGGGGCAGCGCCGCCGCGTCGGTTGCGCAGGCCGTGGCTTACGTCATCGGTCTCGCCGCCGCCTATGCTCTGCGTCAGCTCCCGGCGAACATCGTGGCGATCTTTGGGAACGCCCGCGTCGAGCTCCTGATCCAGAACGCGATCGGGTACGGCCTGAATGCCGTGCAGGGCGCCGTGAAGGACAAGACGCTCACCGTTGACGTTGGCAACGAGGTGCTCGCCAAGGCGCTCCAGTATGCCGTCGATAACGCCCCGGGCTGGCTGCAGTCTTGGGCGGGCGGTCCGGAAGGTCTCGCCAAGAAGATCTGGGCGCGCCTCAACCTCGAGCCAGCTGCCAGCGATGAGGCCGTCCCGGCTGCCGTCAGTCAGGCAACCTGATGTTCACCGGGCTCGCCGGAGCCGCGCTGCTGAAGGTGCTCGAGGCGCTATTCAACGCCTTGGGCGCCGGCTTCAACGACTGGCTCGACCGCAAGCGCGCCGAGAACAATCTGCACGATCTCGGTGTGTCCGAAACTACATCCACGATTAATAAGGAGAGCGCCGATGCGGAGCGTCGTGCGAATGAACTGGCTGTCAATCGGCCTGATGTCGGCACTGTTGTTGCTGGCATGGAGCGCGGCGACGCCTTCTAAGGCGGCCGGCAAGTTCCCGTCGGACGCACCGGATGTGGTGGTGCAGACAAAATGCCCGCCGCTTCGGAGCTACGACACGGCCACCACGCAGAAGGCGGGCGCCGAATTGCGCGGGCTGCTGAAGGTCGACCCGTCGGCTGCAGCACCCGGCATGATCGCCGATTACAAGCT